ACAAGGGCCAGGGCCGGTAATGAAATCAGTTACCATAAATAATACAAAATATTTTTTTAAGAAATTAACCTGGTTAGATATTGTTGGTGATAGCACGATTGCCGGTGAGAACGACTACCATAATATGAAGTGTGCAGAGATAATTACAGAGGCATATATCTATGACATCTTTGAGGAGGATGGTAGGGAGTTTGTAAGAACCTTTGCATCTTACCAAACAAAAAACAATGAGTTCGGATTTGGGGATAGAAACTGTTATCCTATGGAAGTGTTCGATAAACGCAGCCAAAAGGCTATCAGAGAGGCCCATAGATTAACATTAAGAGGGTAGCCG